GCACGCGCGGGGGTAGATTTTTGCTAACTGTAAAGAGATAATAGTCTTGTTAACAATTGGAGGAAAAAATGTCTCTCCCCCCAGCCAAAATCAACAAAGAACTTGCGCATTCACGCTTGCGTCAGGCAAAACTTGCCCATTGGTTGGAGGACCCGACAACATGGGACAAAGAAAAATTTGCCGATGAGGTTGGCCGCGCAATGCTTGACGCGTACGGACTAGATGTTGAGTTTGATTCGCATTTAATTTCGTTACTGACTGACCAGATGGATACCTATGTGAAGGCAACGTCTGCGTTGAACACAGAGCCGCTGGTAGACATGGCCGTGAATGGTACCCGCATGCCCAATCCGAATCAGAAGATTAGGGACAATGCACTTGCGCGGAGCATGCAGTTGCTGACCATGCTTGGACTTGTACCGTCAGGCCGTCCTAAGAAATCGAGCGCACCGACTGAGATTGATGAACTGTTAGCCGGACCGCAGTATTAATGAATTGGGAAGATGGCGTTCAGTACGCCCGAGATGTTGCGAGAGGAAACATTGATGTATGCAAGGATGTGCAGCTTGCGTGTCAGCGTTTTCTTAATCAGCTAGAGAACAAGGAGTGGCGTTGGGAATTCAGGCATGAGCATGTAAGTCATGTCCTGCGGTTTGTCGCGCAGACCAAGCACGTTAAGGGACCTAGTGCTGGCCAGCCGATGGTTCTGATGCCATTCCAGATATTGTTAATTTGCGCAATCTACGGATTCCGTGACAAGAAGAATCCGAAGATCCGAATGGTGCAGGATGTGATCCTGTTCATTCCGCGCAAGGCATCCAAATCTACGTTGATTAGCATTATCAGTTTATATGAACTGTTATTCGGAGAAGCCGGCGCGGAGGTTTACTGTACTGCGGTTGACCGCAATCAGGCTTCTATTGTCTTTGATACTGCGAAGGGGATCATCTCAACGATGCCGGCCCAGATGGCAGCGTCATACCAGACATACCGACATGAGATTAAAAAGGCCAGCGATAGCCAAACCAAATTTATGGCATTGTCGCGTGACAGCAAAAAGACCGGTGATGGAAAAAACCCGTCCGTGTCGATTATTGATGAAGCTGCGCAGATTACGGAGAGGAATTCTATAGAGGTTATTCACTCCGGTATGGTGGCCCGCCAAAATCCATTGCGGATCTACATCACCACCGCATCGTTTACTAAAGAGACATTGTTCTTTGAGAATCTGCAATACCTAAAGTCCATGCTGCATGGCCAAGCGCCGGATGATCCGCGCTGGTTTGGGCTGCTCTACGGTCTGGATGAGGGTGACGATTGGAAAGATCCGAAGAACTGGGCAAAAGTTAACCCGATGCATGGAATATCTATTAACGCCGAGGCCATCGAGCAGCGCGTTAAAGAGGCGCAGTCCAAACCGTCTGCGGTCAACGAATTGCTGTGTAAAACGTTCAACGTTTGGGTGTCTGCCAATGTTGCGTGGATTGATGTTCAGCATTGGGTTGACTCACCAAAGGGTAAACCCGAAGAAGGTCCGGAAGCTACCTTTATTGCGTTTGACCTTGCGGCCACCCGAGATCTGAATGCGGTCTGCATATTGCACCGCTATAGTGAAGAAAAGTACTTCGCCGAGTTCAAATTCTTTTTGCCGGAAGAGAGCTTAGGGTTTATACCCAGCCATTACCGCCCGATCTTTTTACAAGCCATTCAGCGCGGCACATTAAAGTTAACCGAAGGCAATGTGGCCGACTATGCGGAGATCGAGGTGTTTATCCGCCAACAGGCCGAGCTATACAACGCCAAAGAAATTGGGTTTGACGCGTGGAATGCTGCGGCGCTGGTGAGCAAGCTTTATGAGCAAGGATTGCCGGTAAAGAAAATTGGTCAGGGCATGGCCGTTCTTAACAATCCGTCCAAGCATGTAGAAAAATTAATACTGGCTAAAAATATCTGGCATGAACACGATCCGTTTGTTGAATGGCAGCTTGGTAACTGCGAAGTCTATGAAGACGTAAACGGAAACAAGAAGGTTCGTAAGAATTCTGCTGACACAAACGCAAAGATTGATGGCATTATTGCGATGATTATGGCGTTTCATTGCGCGCTAGATAATCCAAGTGTGTCAAGTTCGTTTGGTTTCAGGAGTTTCTGATCTAAAATGATCAGAATTCGGAGAAAAACATGGCGATTTTAGATATTTTCAAGCGTAAAAATACTGGGCCAAACGAGTCAAATACGGTCCTTGGCCAAACGCAATTAGGTAACCAAGTTATCTATGGTTCCCAGCGAACTGGCCCTGCGGCACAGCAGCTTCTATATGTAACCACTTCTAGCACCACCGTTGCGGGCCGACAGGTTGATCTGTCAATGCTTACCCGCAATAGCACCATCATGGCGTGCGTGGGAGTGAAGGCTCGGGCGCTTGCGCAGCTCCCAATTGAAATCATGTACAAGCTGGATGACGGCACATTTGTTAATGCGCTGAAAGACTCTAGCGTTGGCAATCGAGACAAGGCAAAAGCCAAGCAGGTATTGAATCTGCTCTATAACCCGAACAATTTCCAATCGCAGTATGAGTTCTGGTATCAATGGTGCATGTGGCAGGACCTAACCGGCGAGTCCTTTACTCTCTGGTGGCGCAAGGATCAGAAAGATGTGAATCTGACTCCGATTGAGATGTACAACCTTGATAGCACGCTGATTACAGTTAACCTAACTGATGCGCGTTATCCGACATATCGCCTGTCTACGCCGTCCTACGGATTTAGCAAAAATGAGCCGCTTGCTTATTACCAAGTGATGCACATTAAAGAGGCAGCTTGGCAGGGATCGAGCGGTTTCAACAAAGGCATCTTGGCCACCGAGCTGGTTGGTCTGGATCAGGACATTGACCTGTACGCTAACTTTATTATGCAAAACGGCGCAAAGCCGTCCGGCATATTTGCAACAGATCAGGTCATTCCTGACGCTAAGTTCAAAGAAATTGCTGCGCGAATCAAAGAGGTCTGGAATAACTTAACGGGCAGTCGCGCATCTGACCCAAGCAAAGCCGGTCAGGGCATGCTGCTGGATCAGGGTATGAAGTACTACCCGCTGGATATGTTAACGCTGCAAGATGCCGAAGCTGCTCAACTCAAGCTTCAGACAATGAAGCGGATCTGCGGTCTGTTTGGTGTTCCGCCCAACATGGTCGGTATTGCGGACCAGAAGTACAACAACACCCAGACTATGATGGATGAGTTCTACAAGGCCACCATGTATCCGATGGTGATCAACATCGAGCAAAAGTTAAAGCAGCATTTGTTCAAAGGCTATCCCAACCTTTGCGTTCGGTTTGATACAAAAGACTTCCTCAAAGGCGCTCCGCTGGATCAGATGGAGTTTGCGGTTGCCGGCGTTAAAGCTGGAATCTTGACTCCGAACGAAGCTCGGGAATATTTGAACATTGAAGAGATAGATGGTGCGGATGAGTTAATGCCGCAAAAGGGAGATGTCGGAATTACAGGCACTTCTCCGCAAGACACCGGTGGTGGGGGTGGCAGTCAGACGCGCAAAATGAATATTGGAGCCAAATGAGCATTGCGCATAAAATTGCAGCAATAATGGCTTCACAAATAGTTAAGCCGGATGTTAAACTGCCGCAAAATGATATTCATCCCCACAAAATACAAGACGATAATCAATCTGTTAAATATGGGGTGATTAATGAAAAACCTGACGCTAGTTTGCGAAGCTCAAGTCCAACTGGAAAAAAGCGCGGACGAAAGCCAAAATCCCAGCGGCCAACTTGAAGCCCGTGTAACTACTTGGGGTGCGCGTGAAGGCGCAGATGGCCGCAAGTTTAACTATCAGCCCGAAGGATTTGCGGAGTGGGCTGAACAGTTTATGGAAGCCGGTAAACCGTTACCGATGTTCCTCAATCACAATGACATGGGCATGCCTGTCGGCGAATGGTCCGAGTTTATGTTTGATGAACAGGGCATGACTGCAAAAGGCAAACTGTATATGAACACAGTTGCCGGCAACGATCTCTACACCATCCTCAAAGAATCGCCCATGATGTTTGGCGGAGTATCTGTTGGTGCTTATGCTGAAGAAGCTTGCTGGGTAGATAAAGACGGCAAGAAAATGGAGGATCCTGATGATGAATCGTATTTCCAAATCACTAAAGGCGGTCTACGAGAAGTTTCGGTTGTTATGTATCCGAACAATCCAAACGCTGAAATCCAAAAGCTAGAATTTTTTGACGCGGAGGGACAACCCAATCCGCGCACCATTGAGAAGGCTCTGCGTGAGGCTGGGCTTTCCAAGAAAGATGCAACCACCGCATCTTCTATTCTGAAAAAGGTATTGATGGAGCGTGAGGTTCCGAAAGTAACCGTTCAGGAAACCCCAAGTTCGTGTGATGCGGATGCGGTGGACACCGAGGCTGAAATCCTACGCGCACTTGAACTGCGCGAACTGGAGAAAGCTCTTTCTAAACGCATTAAAAAGGGTTAATCATGAAAGAAATCATTGAGAAACTGGACGCGATTGAAGCTGCTCAAGCAGAAAAGATCGCTGAAGTAACGGCTGCTGCTACGGCTGCTGCTGAAGCTGTTAAGAACGAAGTAACGGAAAAGGTTATTGCTCTTGAGGCAAAACTTGCTGAAGTTCAGGCTCCTGCCATCATCAAGCCTGTTGCCAAGACCGTTCGTGAAGATGTAAACCGCATGGTTAAAGAGCAACTGCGCGATTTCGCTAAATCTGGCACTAAGCTGGAGAAAGAAATCAAGCTGTGGGAATCGCAAGAGCAGTATGCTGCGTTCCTGACGGAAGCTTCGGCTCTGACCTCTTCTGGCGCTGGCATCGGTGGCCGTACTGCATACGATCCCGTGTTCCACGCTCTGCGTCTTGCAAACCCGATGCGCGGTCTTTCGCGTAACGTGTCTACTGACGGTGCAACGTATCAGTTCCGCGCCAAAGTGGGCAACGCTGGACCAGCTTGGGGCTATGCAATCCAGAACAACGGTGCAGCTACGACTGAGAACACCAACATTTGGCAATTGAACCTGAAAGATCTGAACGTACAGTTCCCGATCCGTACGGCTGCTCTCGATGACATCGATGGCTTGGAGTCCAACGTTGTGGACGATATGCTGGTTGAGTTCTCGCAAGCTGAAGGTCAGTCGATGATCGTCAACAACGATCAAGCTGGTTCTACGACTACCGCAACTGGTGGTACTGACGGTCTGCGCGGTCTGGATTCCTACGGTGGCGCTAACGCAACTTACACCGGCGGCACGATCTCTACCGCAGCTTTCGGTTCTTCCGGTACAGCCGTTTCTAACGGTATGCACAGCCTCGCAACGTACGATCAGTTGACCACCAATGCTGCTGGTTCTACCAACAACATGACGTTCACCGATCTGATCACGTTCATTCACTCCCTGCCGCAACAATACTGGGGTCCCAACAACAAGTTCATGGTCAGCCCCCTGATGTTGGCTGCTATCCGTGGTCTGGTTGATGACAACAAGACTCCTGTGTTTGAGCGTATGGCTCCCGGTGTGTATGACGGTATCGTTGGCAAGATCCTCGGCTACGATGTAGTTGTTAACAACTACGTTGACAGCCCGATTGCTGCTGGCGCTGCCCCCGGAACTACATCCCTGTATCCGATGTACTTCGGTGACTTCACCCGTGGCCACACCATCGTTGACCGTCTGAACATGGTTCTCCGCCGCTATGACCAAACAGCGCCCGGATTTATCACGTTCTACGGTGAGAAGCGTCTGTGCAGCTCGGTTGTTGATCCGTTCAGCATCATTCGCTATCGTTCCACCGCAACTGGTGCTTGATAGTAATACCGGGGGCCTAGCCCCCGGTTTTTCAACAAGGATTCGATATGTCTGCCATTGAAAAAATCTTAACTGGTATTAAAGAAGCTGCTTATAAGGGCGGCAAAGTTCATATTGATTTGAAGGAAGCGTCCGCGCTGACCGGTTCAGGTTTGAATGTTGGCGGGCGTGTCCATTTTGATGACGCTTTTGCGGCGCTGCGTTATGCAAACCCGTTCCGCATGGGCTCTCGACAAATCATCGCTGACAATAGCTCTGCGGTGCAATTTGTAGCAAAGACCGGTAATGCAGCAAGTTCTACAAACCCTTTTGGTTACACTTTTACGCCTGATCAAGGTAGCCCTAACGTTGACACCAATACTTGGCTCCTCCCGACTCGCGTCATTGTTGCCCAGATTCCTGTTCGTACTGCTGTGCTGTCAGATATTAATAATCTGGAGCAAACGCTAGTTGAAGATATGATGCTTGAGTTTTCAGCTATTGAAGCTGACTCAATGGCCATCAACAACGATCAGGCTGGCTCTACTACGACAACGACAGGAGCAACAAATGGACTCCGTGGCCTTGCGATGTACCTTTCTGGCGGCGCTTCTGCTTACGGTACTAGTGGTACTGCCATTACTAATGGCATCCACACTATCTCTACCGTTTCTTTGGGTGGAGCAACTGTTACCTACAACAAAATTGTAGACATTGCTAACGCTCTTCCCGGCCAGTATTGGTCCCTGCCGACAACGGCATGGCACATGACACCGGCCATGATTCAAACGCTGCGTCAGCTTAAAGATAGCCAAAATCTGCCGCTATTCCTTGAGCTTGGTGAGCCGGGAGAAGGCGGAGCTGTTGGCTCAATCTTTGGCTGGCCGGTAATTCCGAATCCGTACCTCAACGCAACATTCCCGATCTATCTTGCAAATTGGAACCAGTTCCTGACCATTGCTGACGTTCAAGAAATGTCAGTACAGATGATGGAGCAAACTGCGCCCGGGTTTGTAACGATGTTTGCGGAGAAGCGTGTTGTTAGCACGGTTCGTAATCCGTTTGCAGGTGTTCGTGCTAGTGCCGCATAAGGGGTAACCCAATGGCCATTGAAAATTTAAGTCTTGCTCCGTTTTACGCTAACGGTAGAAACCCCTACAGTTACGCAAAAATTGAACAGATTGACCGGGATATTGTTACCGGTTGGTTGACGCTTGACGAGATTACGCAGCAGCTAAACCTGTTTCAGGACGAAAGCCAAGATGCTTATTTGGAAAGTCTTGAGGTTGCTGTGCGGATGGCCATCGAGGACTATCTTGGCGTGTCGGTGTTTTCCACGACATACCGAACCTATTACGCAAGCCCGGGAGTAGAGTACGTTTCGCTGTATTTGGACCTGCCAGAAGCTTCCCCCGGCTCGGCGGGTGTCACGATTAACAGCGTGTCGTACTACAACAATGAATCGGCTGTGCCAACGGTGTTGGCCGCGACAAATTATTACTACGATCCAACCGGTAACCGCGTAGTTGTTAACAATATCCCCATGCCGCTTTCGCAGACGATTGAGAACCCAATCCAATGCGAATTCACGGTAAACGCTAACTTTATCGCTCAGTATCCGGTGGTAAAACAGGCTGCGTTGCTGCTGTTTACGCATCTGTACAACAACCGTTCGGACACCACCGAAACCCGTCTGCGCGAGATTCCGTTTGGCGTTAAACAGTTGCTGCGGGCCTACAAGCCTCTGGTGATGTAATGGCAATTACACGGTACGAAACAGTCACCGTTAATAACGTCACCAATTCTAAAAACAGCTTTGGTGAGTACACCACGACTATTACGCCGTGGTTTACGTCCCGTGGTCTGATAGCCGATGTGGCAAATAGTCTGCGTATTTCTGAGCGTTATCGCGTTTATCAAGATCTGGTGCAGATGACGTTTAATTACACGCCAAACATGAAAACGATTGTAGACAATCAGAACCTTTACAGCCTGACATGGCGTGGTTTTGATTGGCGTATTACGGATGTGCGCGAAACAAATGATCGTATGCGCGTGACATTTATGTGCTACCGCAACGATCCAAGTACACCGGTGTGATATGGCCGCACAACTAAACCCATCCATATACGCGCAAGCCATTCAATCACAGCTATCTGGGATAGTTACACCAGTACCTGTGTACGCAAGTTTTAATCGAAATTATGCAACTCAAAACAAGTTTATAACTTGGTTTTTGCGTAATATTCACCAAGAGGTGTTTACTGGCCAAACTCAATCTAATAAAAGTATTGACCGGCCTGTGTTTCAAATGAGCATTTTTGCGCAATCTATGCAGGATGCTTTTAATTTGTCGAACACCATACTACAATCTTTACACGGGTATTCCGGTGCATTTGGTACTGGCGCAACCCAGTTTTTTGTAGCAAAAGCAGATGTTTTTTGGCTTTACAATACTTACGATAACGAGCTAGGGTTAAACCAGATTATTTTGGATTGCACCTTAGATATACCTGCATAAGATAGTATTTTTTAACTTTTACTATGAGGGAAATCTAAAATGGCACTTATTAACAAAGTCTTACCGGGTTATGTAGCTACCCTGTGGTGTCAGAGTGGTGCAAATCCTACTCCTCTGACTGATGCTCAACTGGCCACTTGGACAGGTCAAGTTGCGGACATTATTGGAACGGCTGCTGGTGGTACTGGCACAGACGGAATTCAGGTTCCTGTTGAGGCAGTTCCTGCTTTCGGTTCTGATGACGCATTTGCAGCTTACTCGGTTGCTGGCGCACGGACTGGCGCAAAGATTACCACCCAGAACCAAGTTACTAGCTTGACAGTAACGGCTGCGTGGAATCCTGCTGATCCTGCTCAGTTGCTGATCCGTGATGACGGTTACAACGGTACGATCATCCGTACTTATGTTGTAGCTGTGTATGACGGCACAAACACCGTTGCTTACGCATTTAATGGCCGTGTTGGTGGTCTGTCATGGGATATGTCTCCCTCGGCTGAAGGTAAATTTAACTTTACCATTCACCCGACAGGTGGCAATTCTTACGGCTGGTCTACCAACCCCGCATCGCCCTAATTAACAAAAAAACAAAACATGACCATACAAAACAATTCAGAAGCTTTACTAAACTACTTAATTACCCAAGCCAATTCCGGAACAAAGAATTGGTTTGGGTTTCAACAGCAGCGTTTGGCAGGTATTCATCTCGCATACGAGATCGCCAAGAATCACGCAGACAAGATGAGTCCGGAAGAAGTGGCAGATTACGTTACCAAACTTAACAATGCCATTTACTCCAAACTAATAAAAGGTTAAGACATGACAAAATTATCTGGCGCTTTAAATATCAAGCCCGAACTAAGAATTAAAACGTTTGAGTTTTCTAATCACACGTTTAAAGTAAAAGTGCCGTTGAACAAAGAATTAGAAGAGATGACTTCTAGGATTGTTGATATTCCGGCAGATGTATTAGATGCACGGCTTAAAAAGATGACCGATGCGTTTACCGAGACAGCCGTAGAAGGCGTTGAGGTAAGAGATGGCGAAGTGTTTGTTGATGGACGTTCTACCAAAGAAACAGTTACTGCGGTCTTGCAAATGGAACGCAAGATTGTGGAGTACATAAAGCTGTTAGT